ATGCGTCACGCGAAGCGCAAGAACAGTTCAAGGCAGAATATAAAGCTAACCTCGCGGTAGCAGTACGCACAAGCAAGATCGGAGAATAACAATGCTAATGTTGAACCAACTAACAGAGGAGCAGCGGCTGACCAAAGCCGTTGTCTCCATCATGGGGAACCCGAAGTACACGGCACTCGCAGGGGTGCTGATGATCGGTGATCGTAACGTGGTGGATGACCCGTCTGTCCCCACTGCATGTACCAATGGACGTGACGAGATGTATGGGCGTGAGTTTGTAAAGCAACTCAATGACGCAGAGCTAAGGTTCTTGGTGTTACATGAGGTGTACCACAAGCTATTCAAGCACCTGACAACGTGGCGTCACCTATACGACCAAGACCCACAGCTTGCGAACATGGCGAACGACTACGTTATCAACATCAAGATCGTTGACGACAACAGAGATGGCTTCGCTACTATGACCGGTGTGTTGGAGAACGGATGCTATGACCCCAAGTATGCTGGCATGGACAGTGCGCAGGTCTACAACTCTCTGCGTGATGACCAAGATGGCGACGGCACCGGGCAAGGTAACGGCACTGAGCAAGGTAGTGGCTCACTACCTAATGGACACCAACCATTCGATGAGCATGATTGGGACGGTGCAAAAGAACTGACCGCCGACGAACAACGCGACCTTGCACGCGAGATCGACGAGGCAATACGCCAAGGTGCATTGGTTGCTGGTAAGATGGGTAGTGGTGGTGATCGTGACCTTGCCGAACTGCTACAGCCACAGATCGATTGGCGCGAGGCGTTGCGTGAGTTTGTGCAGAACACTTGCACGGGTAGCGACTACTCTACATACCGCCGACCTAACCGCAGATACTTGTCGAGTGGTATGTATATGCCAAGCGGTGTCACCGAACAGGTAGGTGAGTTGATCGTGGCTATCGATACGTCTGGGTCTATTGGGCAGCGTGAACTCTCCGCGTTCCTCTCCGAGGTCAAAGAGATATGCGATACCGTACATCCTGAGAAAGTACGCCTGATGTATTGGGACACGAGGATATGTCGTGACGAGACGTATGACGCGCACGATCTCGATACACTCGTACAATCAACCAAGCCAGCGGGTGGCGGCGGCACTGACGTGACATGCGTCACCGATTACATTCGAGATGAGAGCATCAACGCGCAAGCATGTATCGTGCTGACAGATGGCTACCTGTTTGGTGGCTGGGGCCAGTGGACTATGCCTGTGTTGTGGTGCGTGATGGACAGCGGCAAGACCGCAGATGTTGGCAAGACAGTACACATTAAATCAAGGGATATGTAAGATGACACTAACATGGACAAGTTTTGCATCGTTCGACGAAGTAGCAAGACGTTACGAAGACATCAAACCTATCAGGGAAAGAACGCTTGGGACATCTCGCGACATACGCCCCATTGGTGACCGTAACCGTAAGCATGAACGCATCGTTAAGTTAAGCCGAAACTGCTACGCATTGAGTGATGGGTATCATCGTGGCGATGGCGCGTTCACTTACTTCAGCCCAACTTGGGGCAGGGGTTTGATGGAATACTATGCACCTATCGTGTGGCGTAAACATAAGGATGGTTCCGAGAGCGTCAGGATTATAAATATGACGGGGCCAGATTATGGTTCTGACCCTACGCGTTACAGTTTTATAGATAGGCATACACCACAGGGCTTACATTTTATACGAGGTAACGCACGTCAATACATCTCTGCAAGCCCAACTTGGGGTACAAGCAGTATGCACGCAGATAAAATATTTCTAGCCAAGGGCAAGACTGTACCCGCCGAGGAATACAGGGACAGACAAAAATACTCATCTGAAGCCGCCCATAAATACGAGGTTACCCACGGTTGGGCGCAGCGTAAAGATGACAACGCGGCGCTACTGTTCGAGAAGTATGGCAGTGGCAACTGGGTACACAACACAACAACTGGGAAGGGAGTACCTAAAGGCCCACAAGTAAACAAAGAGCTAAAGGCTCAGTACAAGGACGCACTCAAGAAGTTCTTTCAGTGGGGTATGATTATGTCTCCGCTGATACCGCTGCAACAAGACTACATCATGGAACGTATAGATGAGATACGCAAACACTTCCACCCGCACGTCGCATTCGAGTCATGGAAACCGGAGTGGTCGCGCGAGGTTATATCAGATGCAGATCACCCGATGCGGTTACAACTATGGATTATGTTTGCGTCCCAAACTCACGATGGCTGGGGCTACAGTCCAACGTATGCAGTAAAAGCAGTACAGACAGAAGATGATCTGCGGCGTGTTCGAGCGAGGTTCAACTCGTTCATCAACACCAACGCAGGCTTTATGAAAGAGTAGTGACACACTACACAATTGGAGAACGACATGGATATGAAACTTGAACAAGTAAGCGCACTAGGTGCGCCAGCGAACGGGCAGCAGCCTATCGGCCTAATGAATTTTGCGTACACGCTGACGCACAAGATGAAGGGGTACAAGACCGCTATCGTTGAGAAAGGTTCACCCAACAACATGCTGTGCGTCTATCGTGAAGGTGACAACTACGTCATGGGTATGATCGGTTACGGTGACTTCCAAAATACAGGTGATGGTAATGATCGTTACGCTGTGTGGTCACCGAACATACGCAATATGAAATACAACGGTGGGCTACAACAGAACATGTCCCTAGCATTGAACATGGACAAGGCTGTGAAGAATGCCATGACGTATATACGCCCGTTGTCCGTGCAACAGACCGTTAAGCTATCCTTGCGGCAGTGCAGCAGTGCGGCGGGTGAAGTGGTGTCGCAAATACGAGACAAGGCGGGGGAGACAAGGCGGGAGTTGGTCAACAACTTCTTTGACACAGGTACATACTCAGCGCCAAAACCGAACGCGTTGCAGCGCGAACTGAAGTACATGGTTGAGTCAGGCTACGAGTTCTTGGACAAAGACCTTGGCGCTGCGCTTGGCAAGTTAGTCAACAGCATGAAAGAACTTGATGCTGCGCGTGACACTAACAAGAATACGTTCACGTTTGTCGAGGCGTTTGTATCGCCGACAGGCAGGCAGATGTTCCGCGTGGGCGCTGATGTAGATGCGAACAACTATTATTCGTTCGACGGGTTTACTGACGAGGTCTCTCTGTATGAACAACATAACTTACCGGAGGAGCTGGCGGGTAAGTTATCAGTGCTGAGTATGCTCGAAGAGGGTGGTTACGTCGAAGGTGTTGGCTATCGTGCAGCCGACAGCATATTCTATCTGCGTGGCGAGTAACGTGAGCGTATGCGACAATAAGAACTACCGCGTTATGATACATCCTACTACCAATAAAGTAGATATACTATGTTTTGGTCTCGAAGCTATTGACGCGTCAGCTTTGGGACTATATGACAGTATAAACGACACACCCGAATGGGTACAGGAGAGGATAGCTATCTTGATGATGACCAACGGTAAACCGCCGACTGAACCAGTTGATGGTGTGGGTCACCGAATAGATAGTTATACCTACTGGGTCTATCACAAATAGGTAGTGACACACTACCACGGGGGCGGTTCGCCGCCCCTACCCACCCACCGAAGCCAGTTACTACGAGGAAGCCCATGACACCCGAAGCCAAAGTTAAAAAGAAAATTGTTGCCGTACTCAAAGAACACGGCGCATACTACTTCTACCCTGTGACAGGGGGCTTCGGGCGTAGTGGTGTGCCAGACATAATCGTGTGCCACGATGGGCGCTTCATCGGTATCGAATGCAAGGCGGGCAAGAACAAGCCTACGCCATTGCAGGAAAAGAACTTGCAGGACATTGAAGCGGCGGGTGGTATCTCAATGGTTATCAACGAAGATAACATCGCCGAAGTTAAGAAATGTTTGGGAGGTTAATCACCATGAATTTAGCTAAAGTTAAGATGCTGGTGCATCTCGGATCAAGTTACGAGGGGGCGTACGGTGTATGCCTGCGGGAACTGACCAAGATAGAGGGGCAATTACCCCCACACAAGTCGCCTCGCCCCAGAGCAGAAAGCGCCAAGATGGATGCGGTGCGATACACTGATGGGCTTCACGCCAGTACAGAGCAAGCCAAGAAAATAAACGCGATGCTGCGGAAAAAGATATCGCAGAAAGACATAGCTCAAATACTTGGCGTCAGCACGAACACGGTGAGCAAAACAAAAGCTCGTTACAATATGCCCACAAGATTAACGGTCAACAAGCGGCAAGCAGATAAGGGCGACAAGTGAACAGCGTATCCCACTGCCCCGACTGTAACCACAAACTGATAACATGGGACAGCAGACCGCACACAAAGTACGGGTTCCAAACCATACGGCGCAAGAGGAAGTGCGCCAAGTGCAAGTTCAGATCAGTAACAGTAGAAGTCCCCGAAGAACTGGGTGACTCAATATTTGAGGAGGATGAATAATGATATTCTGGCACATGCTTGTGTTGACATACACAATCGAGCAGAAAACTTTTGTATCGGAGTTTTTGTTTCGCGATCAGTCTACCTGCGCCAATGCGATAGACGAGATATACCCTACGATCTACGCTGAGTATCGTGATAGCATGGCCCAGTGCAAACCGACTGATGTAGCTTCGGGCTACACGATGCGCCCAAAGGCGAGACCTAATTCATGAAGGACACGGTCACAACTCAACTAAGGAGAAAGATCGACAAGCAGCGCGCAGAGATAGCGCGTTTGACGCAGAAATTAGAACGAGTAACCAAAGAGAAAACCGAATTGCTTCGGGATATAAAGTGGATGAGAGGAGAACATGATGACTAAAGAAGGTATGGAAAAGATTTTAGACGAGGCGTTCCGCAAAGTATTCGGGGATCGTTGGTAATGGGCGATGAAGCGTTAAACCTACAGCAGCAAGCGGAGCTTAGGTTTCTCAGGAACGAAGTAAATAAATACGAGCGCGAAGTTAATCGTGCCATTGAACATCCTAACGTGCAGCAAGACCTGCATCGTGCAAGGGGAGAACTAAAAGAGTTTACCGCAAACCTGCGGAAACAAGGTGTCAATATATAATGGAGAATGACATGGCTAAGAAGAGTAAAGCGGATAAAATCTGGGCGTACAAGATCAGACACCCGCAGGCCACAGCGCGTGAAATCGCTAAGGCCACCAAATCGTCCTACAACTACGTGTACAAGCTGATGAGTAAGATCGGCACACCACAGGAAGCGTTACAGGACTATGTTTATGGGATGACTAAGCACGGTATGCCGAAAACGGATTCTAATGCGGATTTAAATCCGGTTGGTGTATCGCGTGCAGACATCTTGGACACCGCCAAGAAGTACGTCACTAAAGATCGTGCGGCTGACCACGGTGACATGGAAGATAACTTCAGCACTATCGGGCAATACTGGTCTGTACATCTCGGCGTCAAAGTAGATGCTACTGACGTAGCCGTGATGATGACGTTGCTGAAGGCCGCGCGTATCAAGTCCAACCCGAAGCATCCTGACAACTGGGTGGACGCATGTGGTTACATGGCATGTGGTGGCGAGATAGTGGGTAAAGGCTAATGGACGTATATACGCTAGACTTTGAGACATACTATGACCAAGAGTATTCGTTGTCGAAGATCACAACCGAAGAATATGTGCGTGACTCGCGCTTTGAAGTAATCGGCCTTGCGATCAAGAAGAACGATAAAGTCACTAAGTATGTTAACGATCCAGCGTTAATAGAGCGTCTGTTATCACACATAGACTTCTCTAATAGCGCCATCCTATGTCACAATACGATGTTCGATGGCGCTATACTAAGCTGGCGCTACGGGGTTAAACCTAAAGTTTGGTTTGATACCATGTGCATGGCCCGTGCGTTGCACGGTGTAGAGACAAGTGTGTCGCTTAAAGCTACAGCAGAACGGTACGGTGTCGGCGTTAAAGGCCACGAAGTACACAATGCCAAGGGCAAACACCGTGCCGATTTCACCGCAGAAGAGGCGGCTCGGTACGGTGAGTATGCCAAGAACGATGTAGAGTTAACCTACAGATTGTTTAAGATGATGGGGGCTAAGTTCCCCCGCCAAGAATTAAAGATAATCGATATTACGTTGCGTATGTTTATCAACCCTGTCTTGGATTTAGACCTTGGACTATTGGAGCAGCACCTTGAGGACACTCGTTACCGCAAGGACAAGTTGTTGGTGGACGCTGGGGTAGAGGATAAGAAAGACCTCATGTCCAACCTGAAGTTTGCAGATATGTTGCGGGGGTTAGATGTCGTACCACCCATGAAGATAAGTGCGACTACAGGTAAAGAGACTTACGCCTTCGCAAAGTCGGACGAGGATTTCAAAGCACTACAAGAACACGAGGATGATCGGGTACAATCTTTGGTGGCTGCACGTCTGGGTAGCAAAAGTACCTTAGAGGAGACACGCACAGAGAGGTTTATAGGTATATCTAAACGTGGCCTGCTCCCAGTGCCTGTTAGATACTACGCCGCACACACTGGTCGTTGGGGTGGGTCTGACAAGATCAACCTACAAAACCTACCGAGCCGTGGGATGAACGGTAAGAAGCTGAAGAAAGCGATCATCGCTCCCGAAGGGCATACTGTGGTCGAAGCCGATAGCTCCCAGATCGAAGCGAGGGTCTTGGCATGGTTCACGGGGCAGGATGACCTGACCTCTGCGTTTTCCAGAGGGGAAGATGTTTACATAAAGATGGCTGCACGTATCTACGGCTGCGAAGAAGAGGACGTTACAAAAGCACAGCGGCACATCGGTAAGACTACGATCCTTGGCGCAGGTTATGGCATGGGGGCCGAGAAGTTCGGTATCCAGCTAAAGACGTTTGGGTATGAGGTATCACCTGACGAGGCTCGACGGATCATAAACATCTACCGCGATGCGAACCACAAGATTAGTAAGGGGTGGCGCGATGCGAACTACATGGTGCAGCAGCTTGCCAATAACCGAGCCGTTAGGTTTGGGCGTAAGGGTATCATTCAAGTAGACGCCGCTAACCAAGCACTGATTGTGCCGAGCGGCCTGAGCATTTTCTACGATCAACTGTATGGAGAGCAAGCCGAAAAAGGTTTGGAGTATAGCTACAAAACCCGCAGAGGGCGCACCAGAATATACGGCGGTAAGGTGATAGAGAATGTGTGCCAAGCGATAGCACGTTGCATCATAGGTGAACAAATGCTAAGGATAAGTAAGAAATACCAAGTAGTATTGACTGTTCACGATTCGATTGTATGCTGTGTTCCTGACGCCGAAGTCGCTGAAGCACAGGCGTTTGTGGAGAGTTGTATGCGGTGGACACCCGACTGGGCCGAGGGGCTACCCGTTGATTGTGACAGCGGCACGGGCAAATCATATGGAGATTGTGAGTGATGGCCGAATATAAGGAGCGTGAAAGCCTTTTCCAACGTAACAATCGGATGCGTTGGTTGTATTCCGAAGGCGCTACTAACGCAGAGTTGGCGAGTTTGTACGATATGTCTACAAGGAACGCTTGCCGTATAACTGCACATCCCCCGAAATTGGATCGTGCGCGGTTACTTAAAGAATTATTGCCGGGACTTAACGCCTTATTTGGTCTTGAGTACGAGAAACACAAGGAGAATGTGAGTAATGACAATGGAGTCGAGAAAAGACCAAATTGAATATTCGGCAGAGGCGTTTAACAAAACGTATCCAAAGGTTTGGGATTTGTTTGTCACCTTCACACAAGAATTATATGTACGGGGGTTTCGTAATTATTCTGCTAACGCTGTCTTTGAACGTATTCGGTGGGAGACAGACCAAGCAGACGTATCCGGTAAATCTGAGTTTAAACTAAACAACAATTACAGGGCGTACTACGCAAGGTGGTATATGGAATATTTTCCAGAACACGATGGGTTTTTCCGAATCCGCAGACGTACTAGTGAAAACACTAACCCCGCGATAGGCGCGGAGTTAACCCCAGAGGATTTCCCTTATGAGTAAAGCAGCGCCATGGTCCTTCAGTCGGATCAAAGCATTCGAGCAATGCCCCAAGCAGTTCTATCATGAGAAGGTGCTGAAGGAGTATCCGTTCAAAGAGACTGATGCTATGCGCTACGGCACAGAGTTCCACAAAGCCTGCGAAGACTACATGGGTGATGGTACGCCGATCCCCAAGAAGTTTGACTACATCAAGCCCACACTCGACGCGCTTAACCGTAAGAAAGGTAAGAAGATCGTCGAGCAGAAGCTGGGCCTGACCGCTGACCTAGAGCCATGTAGTTTCTTTGCCGACGATGTATGGTTCCGAGGTATCGTTGACCTTGCAATCATAGACGAAGATACTGGCACGGGTTGGATCATAGATTATAAGACAGGCAAGTCTGCCAAGTACGCCGACAAGGGGCAGCTTGAGTTGATGGCACTCGCAATATTCAAGCACTACCCCAAAGTCACTAAGTTGAACGCGGGGCTTTTGTTCGTGGTCGCCAAGAGCCTTGTCAAAGCAGAATATGAAATTGACTTACAGCAACTTCTTTGGAGCAAATGGTTAGCAAACTATGCTAAGATGGAGAAAGCGTTTGAGGTAGATGTATGGAACCCCCGTCCATCGGGCCTTTGCAAACGCCACTGCCAAGTAACTGAATGCCCTCATAACGGAGCAAACTGATGCCATATACAAAGAAACCCCGCCCATACAAGAAAGAGTACGATCAGCAAAAAGAACGCGGTGAACACGAAGACCGCATGGAGCGCCAGAAAGCTAGGCGCAAGATGGATAAGACAGGCAAAGACGCCAACAAGAACGGCAAGGCCGACAAGCGAGAAGGCAAGGACATTGCCCACAAGAAACCGTTGAGTAAAGGCGGAACTAATAAGGACGGAGTAACCGTCCAAAGCAAAAAGAAAAACCGCACAGCGGGTGGGGCTATGAGCAGCCCGAAGAAGAAACGGTAGTGTCTCACTACCACGGAGAACAACATGAAAATTCTACGGGATAAAGCAATACTGCTGAAGGTTCGTAACCCTAAACAGATCACAGCAGTAATCCCTAAAAGCAAGGAATTACCAATGAACAAAGTCGTTATAAACTGGGGCTTGGACGAAGCCCATGCCCTACAAGGGTTAAATATAAACATACCGTCACCTATAACTAAACGCTATAGCTGGCCGGGACAGTATAAGCCGTTCGATCATCAGAAAGATACGGCGTCTTTTATGACCATGAACAAGAAGTCTTTCTGCTTTAACGAGCAGGGTACGGGCAAGACTGCATCGGCTATCTGGGCCGCAGATTATCTTATGACTCAAGGCAAAGTTAAACGTGTGCTGGTTATATGCCCCTTGTCCATCATGGATAGTGCATGGCGTGCAGACTTGTTCTCCTTTGCTATGCACCGCACGGTAGATATAGCGTACGGCGGCAAAGAGAAACGCAAGAAGATCATCAACAGTGGGGCGGAGTTCGTAATCATCAACTACGATGGTGTCGAAGTTGTCAGCGAAGAGATTGCCAAAGGGGGCTTCGATCTGTTCATCGTTGACGAGGCGACACACTACAAGAACCCTCAGACCAAACGGTGGAAGACACTGAACAAGTTAGTCGGCGAGAACGATTGGCTATGGCTGATGACGGGTACTCCCGCTGCACAAAGTCCTGTCGATGCGTACGGCCTAGCTAAGTTAGTCAACCCTATGGCAGTGCCAAGGTTCTTTGGGTCGTGGCGTGACATGGTAATGTATAAGGTGACACAGTTCACATACAAACCGAAAGAGAATTCTAAAGACACGGTGTTCCGAGCGTTGCAACCTGCGATCAGGTTCACCAAAGAAGAATGCCTTGACCTCCCCGATATAGTTTACAGCAAACGCTTTGTCGAAATGACCACACAGCAAAAGTACTACTACGATAATCTCCGCAAGAAAATGTTCATGGAAGTGGCTGGGGAATCTGTAACTGCGGCAAACGCTGCGATCAACATGAACAAGCTGCTTCAGATTAGTGCAGGTGCAGTCTACACCGACGATGGTGATTCGGTGGAGTTCGATATTAAGAACCGCTACCAAGCACTCAAAGAAACAATAGACGAGAGTAGCCAGAAGGTTCTGGTGTTCGTACCGTTTAAACATACGATAGACATGCTGACCGAAAGGCTGCGTAAAGACGGCGTCACTACTGAGGTCATACGAGGAGATGTATCTGCGGGTAACCGTACTGATATCTTCCGGCGGTTCCAGAACGATCCTGACCCACGGGTGCTGGTTATCCAACCTCAAAGTGCGGCGCATGGTGTAACGCTTACGGCGGCTAACACAATCGTATGGTGGGGGCCAACGTCTTCCCTTGAGACATATTTACAGGCTAATGCACGCATCCACCGTGCAGGCCAGAAGCATAAATGTACTATAATTCAACTGGCTGGGTCCGCTGCGGAAAAACGTATTTACCGTATGCTAGACGAGCGCATCAACGTACATACAGCTATGATAGATTTATACAAAGAAATACTTGACTAGCCACCATAAGGTAGTATATGTCAGTAACATAAATATAAAACGGAGAACACCAATGACAATACCTGTCGAAAAGCTTGTCGGTGCTTATACAAAGATACGCGAAAAGCGTTCAGAAATATCGGCCAAGTTCAAAGAAGAAGATGGTAGCCTTGCTGAACAGCAGGATAAAATCAAACGCGCTTTGCTAGACTACTGCAAAGACCAAGGTGTAGACAGCGTGCGTACAGCCACGGGCTTGTTCTATCGTACGGTTAAGCAGCGGTATTGGACAAGCGATTGGTCGTCTATGCACTCGTTCATTATGGATCATAACCTCCCTGACTTCTTTGAGAAACGTCTCAACCAAACCAATGTACGTCAGTTCATAGAAGAAAACCCTGACCTAATACCCGCAGGGTTAAATGTGGATTCGGAGTACGTCATCTCTGTGAGGAAAAAATGAACGATACTGAAACACCATATGTGAACATAAATAAGGTTGCGGAATACTACCAAGTATCCATATCAACCATTCGTAAGTGGGTGCATTCGGGGCATATACCCGCGCACACCTATATCAAAATCGGCGAAGTCTATCGTTTTAGACTAGACGAGGTAGAAGCTGCATTGACAGCGAACGCAGTAAAGGGGCAATCTAAAGCCTCACAAACAGAAACTAATGGAGAATAAACATGTCGGACATGACATTATTTGAGGGGGGTAATTCCCTTGTAAGCAGCGATCTTTTCAAGCAACTGCAGGACACTGACGACAACTTGTCAGGTGGTACTGGCGGTGGTGGTTCACGCCGAATTAGTTTGCGTGGTGGACGCTTCCGCGAAATGGTTGGCGGTGAACAGGTCAATGTAAAGAACGATGGCTTCTTAAATGTCGTCATCATTAACGCCGCGAAATTGTCACGCACCTATTATGCTGGTGAGTACAAGGCGGATACCCCAACAGCACCGACTTGCTGGTCGCCCGATACACAAGCCCCTGCACCCGAGGTTCCTGCAGACCAACGCCAAGCATCCCGCTGCATGGACTGCCCCCAGAATATCAAGGGTTCAGGACAAGGCGAGAGCCGCGCGTGTCGCTTTGCACAACGTATCGCTGTGTTCCTCGAAGGTAACATGGATGAAGTCTATCAAATGCAGCTTCCTGCTACATCGATTTTCGGTGACGCAAAGGATGGCAAGATGGGTATGCAGGCGTACGCTAAGTACCTCAAAGCACACAAGACCCCGTCTATCGCTGTGGTTACACAGATGACTTTTGACGAGAATAGTGCTACCCCGAAGTTAGTTTTCAAGGCAGTGCGTCCACTGTCCGAAGAAGAATTACAACAGGCGGTAGCCGCAAAGGATAGCGAAGACGCTATCAAGGCAATAACATTGACTGTATCGCAAACAGATAAGGTACAGGCAATCCGAGATGGCGCAGTTGCTGACGATGAGGTGGACATCGGGGAGACAGCAACTGCACCTAAAAAGGTCGCCAAGAAGAAAGAGGTGGTTGCTCCCTCTTCTGAAGAGGCGGACCTTTCATCTATCGTTGACGATTGGGACGACTAATTTAGCGGTTAGTCGTTAGTTAACGGTAGACTGCCGTGGTGGGGTTTTGTCCTTTCAACCCACCACGGCGCACTTTGGAGCAGCAACAATGAACACATTAGATTTTTTAAAGGCGTTACTTAGCGATACAGGCCACTACTGCGTATTTGCCGCTAAAGACGATACTCTTATACAGAAGTTCTACGATACCCTTGAAGAGGTAGACCGCGCGACACGCAAGTTCGCTGCGGATGGACTAAACACATACTTCGCTCTTAGCACATTCAAAGAAGCAACTAAGGATGCAGGTCGCAAAGGTCCAAACGCACACGAGTTGAAGTCCTTCTTCCTCGACTTGGATTGTGGTCCATCGTACGAATACGCTACGCAGAAAGACGCGGTAGCCGCAGTGCGTAGTTTCTGTAAACAACTCTCCTTACCTAAACCTCTTCTGATTAACAGCGGCAGAGGTGTGCATGTATACTGGCCCCTCACCGAAGCAGTTTCGGCGGAGCAGTGGGTGGTAGAAGCTGACAGACTGAAACGATCCTGCGCTGATAATGGTTTGTTAGCTGACGCTGCGGTCACGGCTGATGTGGTTCGTGTTCTTCGTATGCCGGGGTCACATAACCACAAAGAAGACCCGCCTTTACTTGTAGAGTTTCTTGGCGTTTCCATGCCGGAGCCTGTGGCGCTGGAAGATTTTACGTCCAAGCTGGGTGTGTTTGCGAGACCAGTTACCACGCTTGATCTAGGTACTGACGCACTTTACGAAGCGTACGCAGACAACTCTGAGAACGTATTTAAAACTATTATAAAGAAGACTGTCGAAGGGCGCGGGTGCAATCAGCTAAAGTTTATAGCGATGAACCAATCTGAGGTCAGCGAACCTTTGTGGCGTGCGGGTCTATCTATTGCGAAGTTCTGCACAGACGGAGATGTAGCTGCGAGGAAGATTTCCGATAAGCACCCTGCTTACAACGAAGCAGACATGCGAAAGAAGATGGACGAGATCAAAGGCCCGTACACCTGCGCACGGTTTGACGAGTTAAACGAAGGTACGTGCCGAGACTGTCCACTGTGGGGAACGATCAAGTCCCCGATTGTACTAGGTAAACGTATTCGGGAGTCCGAGGGTGAGGTGAAAGTATTTGCGCCTGTTATTGAGGGCGGCGTGAAGAAGTCTAAAGAATTTGAGATACCGGAATACCCTGCGCCGTACTTTCGTGGTGCAGCAGGGGGCGTATTTCTACGCAGTAGCAATGCTGATGGGGACATAGAAGAAGACCTCGTATACCACCACGACATTTATATTACGAGGCGTTTACACGATATCGAATTAGGCGAGACGTTGGTGTTTCGCCTGCACCTGCCGAGAGATGGCGTACGTCAATTCATCGTACCACTTACACAGATAACGTCCCGTGAGGAGTTCCGTAAGTGCATGGCTAAGGAAGGCGTAACCGCATGGGGAAAGGCACTAGATAAGCTAATGGCATACACAACAAAATGGGTAGACGAACTACAACGCACGACTACGGCGGATGAAGCGCACCGACAATTCGGTTGGGCTGACGACAATATGGAGTCGTTTGTGTTGGGCGACAAGTTAGTAACCGCAACAGGGATTGAGTTTAACCCACCTTCATCGGCCACAGCAGGGCTGATAGATGCGTTCGAGCCGAAAGGTACGCGCGAGAAGAACCTCGAACTGTTAGCTTTCTACGACAACCCAAACTACGAACTGCACCAATACGTGGTCGGCGTTGGTTTCGGCTCACCGCTCATGGCCCTGACAGGTCTGAACAGTATGGCTATTCACCTCTATGGTGGTTCAGGCGTAGGTAAAACCACTGCGCAGATGGCGGCGCTTGGTATATGGGGAAGCCCTGACGAACTGATGAACAAACCCGAGGACACACACAACTCTCGGATGCTGCGTGGCGAGGTCATGCACAACATCCCCCTAGTGTCCGACGAGATGACGAACGTAACGGGTGAGCAGATGTCCGACTACGTTTATCAGGTTTCCGGTGGGCGACAGAAAAACCGTATGGCTGCTAACGGCAACCTCGAACGCGCACGGGGTAAACCTTGGCACCTCCTTGCATTGAGTTCAGGTAACACAAGCGCATGGGAAGTATTGGGTCGTCACAAAGCGACACCGAAAGCAGAGATGATGCGGATGTTCGAGATACGTGTGAAGAAAATGAAGTTCGTTAAGGGCGACAATACTGACACGGCTAACCTGATAAATGATTTTAAAACGAACTACGGTTTCATTGGGCAGGAGTATATCCAGTG